AATGTGGAGGGTTGGGCACCTTCCTTTTTAGGGATGGGAGGCTCGACCTTTACACTGGTAGTCGCGGTCACGTCGGCTTGATCCAACAAGTCGTTCACGGGAGGAGGGAGAACTGAAAAACGGGTTTTCGTAGGGGGAGATACGACGATGGGTACGTCGATAATAGCGATATGGGGGGATGGTATAGGTACATCATCCGAACGGATTTTTGGTCCTTCTTTATCTGGGGGAGGCTGTGGAGCAGCCTCACTCTGGATTGTGGGGAGATCTTGTTTACAGACAGGACAACACTTTGGCTTGGGGGGAAGCGGGGGTGGGGCTGCTCTAGGGGCAGAGAAACCAAGCTCTCTACGAGTAGATTCGCGCTTCACGGAGCGTGACTGAACTAATAACCAGCTAAGGTGGCGTAAAAGATACAAGTTGTCTACAGAGACGGTCTGACGGACGCGAACGTCGTCAATCGCCTGATGTGACACCGGAATACTTGAGTGAGGGTCGAGGGGCACACCGACGAGGTCTGCGGGAACAGACCACATTGACGCGCCCGACGAAGAACGAACCACGATTATGGGAGAATCAAACTCAACCAATGAGGATTCCTGGGTAATGCCATAGAACTCGTTGGGATCGTAAGGGGTTTCGTCGTCATAATCGAAGTCCTCCCAGTTGGGACCCTTGCGGGCGTAGCTGAGAGGCTCTTCGTATACGGAATCACGAGTGGGATAATCGAAATCATCGTAGCCAGAATTATCAAAGGCGAAATCATAAGCCATATCGAAACTATCAATGTCACCAAAGCCCATGGCTTTAAGGTAACCATTGATAGAAGCAGTATGCTCTGGGTCGTTCTTTGCTAAATCAACAAGGTCCTTAGCATACTCCCAAAGTTCAGTACGATTGCGGGCACGAAACTTGGGGACCCAAACTTTAGAGCGCTTATTGCGACCTTCGGGGATGATATTATTAGTATCAAGAGCGAAGACGCAAAAAGCGACAATGTCAGGGTCTAAGTATGCAAGAGAACCATCAGCGAAAGCGAACGCCCCGGTGGGGGCATTCACAATTGCATCAACGATGGCTTCAGCGGACTTATACTCATCGAAAAGAGGTTTGTACGCGTTAAAGATGGACTTATAGCGTTTGACTATAAGTTCACCCTTAGTTACACCAGCACGGTTAATGTTGGTGTACAATTGGACTAAAGATCCAATAGACATTCCTGGGGTCTTAAAATGAGCGTAATAAGGCTGAAAAGATCGAAAATTTTCCACTAGACCACTAGTAATCTTCGGGGCAGAATATGCACAAAAGTAAAAGTAGGTCACGTGAGAAAGCGCGATAACAATAGCCGCACCCCAGTG